TTTGGTTGCAAGGCGTAGTTCAGCGCCACCGTGCCGGCAATCACAGTAGCCGCCGCCAGCACGGTGGCGACATTGCCAACCGTGAAGGTAACGCCACCGATGCCGATCGCGGTGCCGGCGGTGACCGCACCGGCGCCGCCGGTCAATGCCAGATCAATGCCGGCCACAAAGATCGGCGTTAGGATTGGATCGTTTTGCACTTCACTTCCCAAGCCGTGACCAGCGGAAACCGGTCAAAGCAAAGCGCGCGGATCGATCGCGCAACGAACACCGGGCGTTCATTCATCATCGATGGCGCGGCACAGATGCCGGCCACCACTCCCACCACCGGCATGCGATCGCATCGCGACACAGGCACCGAAATAATCCCCACGTCGCCGCGCTGCGGTGATTGCGTGCGGTCAAACCCGGCATCCATCGCTTCACCAATGATCGGCATGAAGCCGCCGGCGTCATCCAAAGCGGCTTTCCAATCGTCCGCATCGTTGCCGCGGCCGCGCCAATCGTGTGCCGGATCAATGCCGGTGGCGCATTCCACCCAATCGGCAACCCACAACGCGCAATTAACACTTGCCCAATCCCAATGGCGTTGCCGCGCATCGGCCAAAAACAAATCCAAGGCGTCTAAGATGGCGGCCATCGCTTTTCGGCGCCTTGATGATAAAGCCCAACCCGTTCACAGAACCGATCGGGTGCCAATTCCGGGTTGAGTTCGGCCGCGCGCCGACGTTGGTCCGGGTCGGTCATAAACGACAAGCCGGCGCGGCGCCGGCCGGTCATCCAGTCGCCGCACGATAGCGTCAACACCGCGGTGCCGGGATCGGTGGCGGCACCGCCGGCGTTGTGCGCGGCGCGGATCAAATCGGCAAAGCCGAACCATTCCCAATGGATCGGGCCAACCAATTGCCAAGCGTAATCCATCGCCGCCCATCCGGCATAAACCGGCCGGCCCTGAATTGCGGCTTGCTGTTCGGCAATGGCCGGCGCGATTTCGGCAAACACGCTTTCCGGCACGCCGGACAACCCGAATTCAACCCGGTCGGCGGTGCCGTCGAACAAGTGTGAGAACGATGGCAGGTCAAGCAATTCGCCCGCGCCGCGATAGGTCGCGCCGGCCGCATCAACCGTGTTGGCGCCGGGTTGGATCGCACCGACACCAAGCCACAACCGCACCGGCGGCACGCAAGCCAAGTGAAAGAACAAGCCAAGCCGTGGCAGGCCGGAACCAAGCCACATGAATTCCGCCGGGTTCAAGGTCATGCCAGCGGCATAAAGCTTTCGATGAATTGCAGGGTTGGCCGGCCGAACCGTCGCATTTGAAGTTCAAGCGATGACGGAGCCGCAAGTTGCATCACGCAACGCGGTTTGTTGAAATCGGCGGCCACGCCGGCGTTGATGGCTTCGCGCAACGGCGGTTCAATTTGCACGGCATAGTAATTCGGCGTTGTGGGACTAACCGGCGTAATGCCCACCACGCGATAAAAACGCCAACCCATTGTCAGATGCTCAATAGAAAACAATTCGCCGCCAAGAAACGGGCCGGAATGCAAAACATTCATATAGATGGTCGTGGCGCGCAACGGCGCCGGCGGATTGATAAAGGCATCCACCACATAATGTTGATGATAAAGCGCATCATCGGAAAATGGCGTGTCATCCGGCGAATGCGGCACGTCAATGTGACCGGTGCCGGGTTCGTCCGGTAACGGCGCGTAATTGTGATTGCAGATCGGTACAATGATCGGCCGCGCGCCTTCCGCCATCAACGTTAGGAACATTTCAAACCACCGCACCAAATAGCTTTTGTTTATGACGATGGCTTGCAGGCCATAAGCCCAAAGCCCGCCGCCATCGGCGCGCGATGCGGTGACAACGCCGGATGCGGTGCGCCCGCCGGTTCGTACCGCGCCAACCAGCCGCGGCCGTTCGGTGACGGTTTCGCGCAACAGTTCATGCGGAAATTCCAACACCGGTCACGTTCCCAACAAGGCGAACCGGGATTGCCGCGCCGGCGCCGCCCGCGCAATGTCGCGCGCCAAGCGGCGATTGTTTTCCGCGATGATGGCGCGGAATGCTTGCTCCGACATGGTTGAGCCGCGCGCATCGATGTTGGTGATTGGCGCAAACGTGTTGCCACCAAGCCCGCCCTTGGTCACGCTGTTCGGTAACACCATGCCGCCACTGTTCGGCACGAACAATTCCGGCCCGCGTTCGCCTACCAAGTAAGGCGTGCCGCCCGACACCGGCCCGCCGGCTTGCCGGCCAAACAGTTTCATGAACGCCGAACCGCCGCCGCCGGCCGCCGGGTCAAACAACATGCCAAACGCGCGATTGATCGCCGCCCGCGCTAACGTCTTGGTCAAATCCTTAAACACGTCATTAAGTTTTTTGCCTTCCAGCACCGCATCGGCAAACGCATTGGACAACGCCGAACCCAATTCGCGCGATGCCGATGTAAGCTGGTTGAAGTTTGCCGCGGTCACCGCGTTTTGTTGTGCCGCCTGTTTGGCCAATTCGATTTGCTTTTGCCGCTCCGCGGTCAACGCCTGTTCAACCGTCAAGCCGTCGCGCCGCGCGGCTTCCTCCAACAACGCGGTGGCGCGCAAGGCTTCGCGTTCGCCCACGGTTTTGCCAACAGCCGCGGCTTCGGCTTGCAGCAATCCGATGTGGCGCGACAATTGATCGTCAAACCGTTGCAACGAGCTAAAGCCTTCCTCAATCGGCCGCGACCAATTGTTGCCCGATACGCCCGGCTTGTTGACAGTAACGGAAAGCCTTTCCGCTTCCACGCGCGCCGATTTGATCGCGGCCGAAATGCGGCCCATTTCGTTGGACAACGTGGTGGCCATACCTTCCATCACGCCACCGGCCGCAACCCGCGCCAACGCTTGCGAAATTTGGGCAATCAAACTAAAAACAGTATCAAGCGCCGGCAACACGGACGTAACGATTGAAGTGCCCCAACCGGCAAACAGTGCCGATAGCGTGTTCGACAAATTGCGGATTGCCGTCATGTGCGCAACCATCGCCTGAATATCGCTGTTCACGTTGGCGGCCGCGCCTTTCATTTCGCGGAATTTGGCAACACCATCGCCCAAGACACTGACCCATTGTTCGGTCAAGCCGAACATTCTGGCGATTTCGATTTTTTCAAACTCAGAGCCGGCCCGGCCCATCAACGTGGCGGCAAGCTCCAACCCCTTGTTGACGTCAACCACAAGGCCGTTCTGTTCTTTGTATTTGATATTGTTTTGATCCAGGAATTCCGAAAGCCGCGTGGTGTGGCGGTTCATTTCATCCATCTTGGCCGCCGCCGCATCCAAGCCCTTGAACATATCGGCATCACCAATGCCGGCTTGACGCGCCGCACCGCCGATGCGTTGGATAGTTTCAAAATCCAGTCCGGTTTTGCGCGCGGCGGCACCAAGCGAAAGCATTTGGTTCACCGCCTTTTCAATTTCCGCGGCGATTTCCTTGAACGCCGCCTTGATCAATTCAACCGCGCCAACACCGATCGCGCTGCCGATCGCGATTTGTGAAGTCTTGGTTTCAATGTTTTTGATTTCGCGCTCCGCGATCAGGCCGGCTTCCTTCAGTTGCTTTTCAAATTGATCCAGCCGCGCCGATATGGCGACAATCAATTGCGGGGTATCAGCCATTGGCCAGCTTCCGCGCCTCGATCATGACTTGGCGTTGCGCATCACGTTCTAACATCCGGTCAAATTCATCCGGTGTTATTGCGGCCGGCCGTTCATCGGCATCGCTGCCGTGGCATCGGTTCCAGCCGTCAACGGCGGCCGCGAATTCCCAAAAGCTTGCCCGGTTGAGTTGTTCGATTGACCATCCGATGGCCGCGGCGTTTCCGATGTAGTTTGACCATCGGATTTTCCCATCGTCGTCAAAGCTTCCATCGCCGCCGCCGCCGCGGCTTGGGCTTTTCCCACTTGATCAGCCACGTTGCCGTCAATTGACGAACCCACCACCAACAGCGCCGGCAAGGCATGCGCGGTGATGTTGCCGGGCGTGATGTGTTTGGAAACCTTGGCTAGTGCGCGCGTGGCATCCATGCCGCCGCCGATCAAGCCAAGCCGCAATGAATGCACAATATCGTCAATCATCCATTCCTGATTGTGCAAGCGGCGAAACAACACCGGCGGGCCGGCGTTGCATTTTTCCTGCAATTCACGCCATTCGCCGATGCCTAGGCGAAAGCGATATTCGCCATCGCCCCATTGGAGCGTAACCGAACCGTCGCCACTCATGGGTTAGGAACCCACGTCACCGGGCCGTCACTGGCCATTGTCACCGCGACCTGAACCTTGCTGCCCTGTTCGGCGGTGACGTTGAAACCCGGCATCAAGAATTTGCCGGTCCACTTGCCGCCAAGCGCGGCGTTCGGCGCGTCAACGTCAAGCTGCACTTCAACGTTGCGCGACGCGGTGCTTTCGTTGAAGTCGATCCAATCTTCAAGGTCACCCATTGACAGGATGCCTTCGCCGGAAATTTCCGCGGACATGACGGTGACCGCGCGTTCCGCCCACGCCGGCGCTTCCGGGTCGTCGCAATCCGGCACCGCAATGTCGTTCATTTCCTTGGTGAAGTTGATGCCCTTGGAATTCAGGCCGCACGGTGCGGCGAACACTTCCGGCGAACCGCCATCGCCAAGCTTGATAAGGAATTGGCTTGACCGGCTAGTGATAGGCTTTGCCATCGTCGTTTACTCCATGAAAAAACCCGCCGGTTAGGGCGGGTTCGGTGGTTTGCGGTTTTGCTGCCGCGGTTAGATCGGTTCGCAATTGGCGCGCACCGTGATGACGGCGTGCGCGGTTATGCCGTCCGGATCGCGCAAATATTGGGTTCGTTCGATCGTCATTTCAACAAGCCGTTGCGGCGCGTCCAGGCTTAGCGGCGCTTCATCCAATGCGGCGGCCACCGCCACGCCAAGGCGTTTCACCGCAACCGTGTCCGGCCCGGCCGCCCAACCGTCCAGCGTGACGAACACCGAACCGCCATCAATGCAATCACCCACGTCCGGCAACACATCGAACGGACCAAACGAAACGTAAGGCTTCACCGCGTTCATCGGCACCGCGTCATAAATCCGGCCGGCGATGATGGCGTTCACGCCGACGTCGGCTTTCAACGCCGCAACAATCGCCTTTTGGATTTCAAGTGACGGATCGGCCAAACTCATTTGTTTGTCAGCGGCACAAACTTATTTATCGCCGCCACCGCTTCCGCCTTGATGGCGCGGCGGATGCCGGCGCGCTTGAACCGATAGGTTGGCCAGAAGAACGGTTGCGCCCGGTTTTTGTCGGTGCCGAATTCTTGCGCCAAGGCGTAATCGTAGGGACCGGCCGGTGACGGATGCGTGGTGGTGGTGCCGCCGGCCCGCACCACCGCACGCAACGGGTTCCGGCTGGACGGTTCAACCCGGATGGAATGCCAAAGCGTGGCTTCCTTGCTACGCGGCACCACAAACCGCATGGCTTCGGCCAATTCGCCGGCTTGGCGGAATATTTCTTCCTTGATCGGCGCGCGGACTTCTTCCGGCAAGGCTTTTAGAACCCGCTGGAATTTTGAAACCGATTGATTGGTGGCCATTAGCGCAACGTCACCAATTCAAAGGTTCGATCGGCCGCTTGCGGGATCGGCGCTTGGCTTGTACCGGATCGGATTTTCAAAAAGCCTTCGCGCAATGTGCCGGTGGCGTCCGGGATCAACACCACGCGATTGGGCAATACCGGCAACAGGATTTCGCCGGCATCAATCCACAGATCGCGGAAATCCGCCGCGGTATCGGTTGGCGCCATCTGGAAACTGATATTGGCCGGCGTCCATTGGTCCGGCATCCGTATGCGCAACACCGTGCCGGCCGAAATATCCACCGCGTTGGAAAGGCTTTCGCCGGCCGGAATGGTTGCGGTCAGCACAACGGCCGGCATCGATCAAACCGCCACGCCGGCTTCCGCCAGCATGTCCATGTATTTGCCATGTTCAACCGTGCCCTGGTACGGATCAACCGCGGTGCGAATGTTGTATTCGATGCCGTCCGCGGTGTTGGTGGCTTTCCAGTCGGTGCGGATTTGCGCGGTATCCGGCGATCGCCGCACGCGGATCACCACCGGTTGCCGGCCGGCCAACCGCGCGGCTTCAACGGTTTCGCCGCCGATGCGCGGCGTGATGTTGCCCCACACCGTGAACCGATCCAGCCATCCGGTGGAAACGTTGCCGAATTCATCTTCAACGTCGTCGCGCTGCGAAAACTTCACGCGGTAACGCAGATCGCCGGCGCTCATCGCTGGAACGGCCGCGGCTTCCAGACGTGCGCGGCGTCCACCGCCTGGTTAAATTCTACATGCTCCGGATGGAGAATATCGCCGGCATCGGCGCGCTGGATTGCGTTGGCCGCCGCATCGATGACGTGCAAGTAGGTCACGCCCGCCTTGAACCGCACCGTGATCTTGCGGTGCGGCCGGTAGTCATAATCGCGGGTCAGATAAACGGTTTTCATGCCCGCGGCGCCCACCAGCTAGCATCCATTGCCAGATCGGGCGCGACATATTCACGGCCGGGTATCAAGATTTCGCGGTGTTCGTACAGATGCGCGGCGTGGCGCAACACCACGTCAAGCACATCGGGCGGCAAGGCGCCGGCCGCTGTGTCGGGCGGTGGGAATGTTCGCGCCCCACACGTCAACGCCAGCGCCAAGCCGTCCGCGTGCGCACCAACCAACACTTGGATCGGAACGCCGTGAACGCTGTCCCATTTCAGTGCCACCGAATAATTGGCGGCCACGTCCGTTGCATCCGGGTCGGCGGTGGCGGTGAAACTTTGCACCGGGCGCACCGGAATGTTCGCCGCGCCGTCGCAAAAATCCGCGCTATCCGGCCGCCATGTAATCACCGTTTGGTTCAAACAAACTTCGTTGACGGCTTGGAATTTGCCGATGGCGCGTTGCAGCGCATAGCGCACGCTTTCGTCGTCGCTGTTGTGTTCAACCCGCATGTGTTGCTTGGCCAAGATCAACAGCGCATCCGGCAAGGCGTCGATGTTTTCCGACACCACCGAATGACGCGCCGGCCGCCAAGTCATGCGGCTTCCGCTTCGGTGACGAATTCGAACGTCTTGATTTGGCCATCGGTGAATTCAACCACCAAGTGGCCGCGTTCGATGAACATGTCGGCAATGCCCAAGCCGGCCGGTCCGCGTTCGCCGCGTTCGCCCTTATCACCTTGCCGTCCGGGTTTGCCGCGCTGGTTCAATTGCATCCAGCCATCGCCCGGCAATTCGCCAGGATTGTCTTTTGTCGCCGCCCATGAACCGCCGTCATGGGCCACCACATCGTTTTGCGAATAGCTTTGCTTCGGATCATAGGCGCGGCAAAACCGCCAAGGGAGGGTGGAAGCACCCGGCGGTCCCGCCGCACCCGGTTCACCGGGCAACCCCCGTTCGCCCGGCGGGCCATCATTGCCGGGCGGTCCCGGCGGTCCCGGTTCACCGTTCTTCAAGTTCAAGCGTTCGATGTGTTCGGACACGCTAAGCCGCATCCGGTGTTCCAATTCCAAAAAGCGAACGCCGATCACGTTGCCGTATTCGTCAATCCGTTCACGCTGCCGCGCAATGTCGGCGGACAAGACATGCGTGGCGGCAAGCCGCGCGGTGCGTTCCTCCGCGATCACGTCGCCAACCGCGGCGATCAATTCATCATGCGGCTTTGGCATGGTCCCTCACATGCTTGCGCAACCGATACGCCAACAGCGCCCGCGTCGCTTCGCCATCGTCCTCCGGGGCATCCGATGTTGGTTCCGCGATGGCTGGCGCGGCGGGCGCCGCTGGTTTCGGTGGTTCGACAACGGCGGACAACGGCAATAGCTGTTGTTGCACGCGCGGTTCGTCGCCGGCTTTGACCGGCGGCAAGCCTTCGAATTCGCGGGCTTCGTTCGGTGCAAAGATGCCGCCTTGCACGCCGCGCACTTCGGCTTCAACCCGTTCTTTGAAATTGGTCCGCAGCAAAGTCTTTTCGTCAAACTGGCACCATTCGCGGCCGGCCGGCACCATGTCCAGCCCAAAGAATTGATCAAACGATTTTTCGATGTGGTTGATCAGCCAACCCAAGCCGGCCGCCAGCCATTCGGCCATTTGCGCTTCGGCGGATTTCACCGAACCGCTATCGGCCAAGCCAACGATCATCGGCGGCACGCCGAACACCGCGGCCACCGCGCGATCGTTCAATTTCAATTGGTCAACGATTTGCGCGTCAACGTTCGAAACGGAAACCGGGTTGAATTTCAAGCCGCGCGACAAGATCGGCACGCCGCCGGCGTTCATGCCCTTGGCGTGTTCGTTCCAGATTTCGCGCAATTCATCGATTTGCGCTTTGGTCAGCGTTAGATCGGTTTGCAGCACGCCGGACGGCCGCGACATGTTGCCGGAAAATGCCAGCGCCGATTTGTTGATCGCCAGCCGCGCCGCGAGCTCCGGCGCCAAGGCTTGCAACCACGTCACGCCAACCAAGGGATGGCGCGGCGTCTTCAATTTGATGTGCAGCACGTCGCGCGCCGGCACGATCAGCGATCGCGATCCGAACGCGCTGAAATCCTGCAACGGCGGTTCCAGGATTTCATAAAACACTTCGCGGCTTTGCTGGCCGTCCACGGTGGCTTCGCGCACTTGGCATTGCCGCGGATCGGTCCAGTGTAAAGCCGATATTTCGTTGCGATCGTTCCTAGCCGCCAGCCAATAGGAATTACCGGTGTAGAGCAGCGACGAAATCAAATGTACCAAAAAATCGCTTGGCGTTTGATAACCGTTCGGCACCCGCAACACGCGCGAAAGCGCCGATGAATTGACAATTTCGGTGCCGCCGTTTTCCTTTTCGCGGATATGGTAGCCGGGCAATTGCGCAATCGCGCGCACGTATGCCCACACGCAAGCTTCGACGATTGAGCAACCCGGATATGGCAATGGATCGAGGTCCATTTGCCAGAAATTCCAATATTGCCCCCATTCGTGCGGCAACCAGCCGTCGCGCAAATGGTACGGGCCGGCGTGGTAATTGCCTTCGCCGGCCGGATTGATTTTCTGGCGCGTGGTGAAGACGCGCGCCAGATTGGCTAGCACGCCCATGCTATTCGCCGCGCTTGGCACCGCGGGTTTTGTATCTGCCGCCTTCGTCGCCCGGCGTCATGTCGCGGGTTTCATCCTCCGGTTCGCCGCGCAATTTGTTGGCCGCCTTTTCCGCGGCTTCCAACGCCTTGTTGTGATCGTCCGGCGTGACTTCCTTCGGCGGTTCATCGGCCACCGGCGCATCGGGATCAACCGCCCAACCATCCGCGATGGCTTGCTTGGCATCGGCCGCCGATACCGTCAGCCGCTGCCCGGCGTATGGTCCCAACGTGCAATAGATGATTTTCGGTTCGTTGTTTTCTTGCTTGGCCATTTTGCGTTTTCTCCTAGAAGGTTTCGCCGGCGGCCGTCGCCGCCGGCGCCGCGCTTTGCGCTTGACGTTGCGCTTTTGCTTACCAGCCAACCGACGCAATGGTTTGCACCATGCCGGTTCGCCGCATGATCCATGTCACGTACATGGACATGCGGATTGCAACGCTGTCGGTCTGGAACAGCGAACGCGCCGGCGCCGCAACCGTGGCCGGCGAACCTGTCGTGCCGATCGCCAACGGCGTGGTGTCTTCCTCATGGATGGTGGCCTCAGTCGAAACCGCAAACCGCGGCGCATCGCCGGTTGCGGTGACGAAATCCGCCGCGTCGATCGCGATCACGCGGCCGGCGGCCACCGTTTGCGACACGATGAACCGGGCGTTGATTTTCTGCCCGGCCGCTTCCACGCTGCCAAACACGAAATCCCCGGTGGTGGTTTGCACCAAGCCAAGCGAAAGTGCTTGCGCCGGGTTAATCAGCATCACGATATTGCGGCCGCCGCCGGCGGCCAGGATCGCGGCCACAAGCTGTTTCAAGTCCGCAATCATCTTTTCCGCCGCGGTGCCGGACGCGGTTGCCGTCAGCGGCGAAACGCCGTTGAGCAAGCCGGCCGGCCGCACGCCGGTTGACTTCGCCGTGGCATCGATCAGGAACGTATCAAGCTGTTCCGATGTGTCATCCTGCATGGCCTGCCGGATGATGCTTTCGATCGCCGGCGACGAATAGAGCGCCATTTCTTCCGTGAACGTGGAGATCACCGAAAGCTTGTAGGGTTCCAGCGTGACGGTGCTTAGGCTGGCTTTCTTGACCGGCTTCGGACTACCTTCCGCAACCCACGCGCCGCTGATTTTGCTGGTCGTGGTTCGCGTTGGGATTTTGATTGCGTTGATGCCGCTGCCGAACGATAGCCGTTGGCCGGCCGCCGATAGCGGACCGTAGATCGAATTCGGCAACAGCCGGTTCATGAAATCGGCGTTAACCGTTTGCACCAATTCCGCCGCCCAACCGGCCACCGTGGTTTGCGCCGGGTTGACCGCGGTGCGAAGCACCATGTTCAAGGCTTCGTCGTTGACATGCCGGCCGCGGTCGTATTCGCGCGCCACTTTTTCGATCGGTTCGCGAAGCGACTGTGCCGTTGTCCAGATCGCCAGCGATCGGAACAGTTGTTCCGCCGGGTCAATCTGCTTTTTCGGCAAGGCAAACACCGGCGCCTTAGCCGGCGGTATGATTTCGCCGGACTTGGCCGGCGGTTCGGCGCCGCTCTGCACCGGCGGCATGATGGCGCGTTCGGCACGCTGCAACCGTTCAACGTCCTTTTGCGCCACTTCGATTTCATCCGGTAGCGCGTCGAATTGGGTTTGTTCGGTTTCGTCCAATTCGTCTTTCTTGGTCAGGTCGGCAAGCCGGTCCCGCATAGCGGTGACCTTCTGTTGCGCCGCCTGAATTTTCTGCGATAGCGTCATGGGAACCGCCCTTAGTTGGCGGTGGGTTTCGGCTGGCACGCCGGATGGCCGCGCGGCCGGGCGGTCAAGTTGTTCAATGGCGGACACGCCTAGAACCTTGGCCACAACGTCACGCGGAAATTGTTTTGCGATTTGAAGTGCGTTGGCGTTCGCCGGCACGCTTACAAGCGAACATTCCAACAATTCGTTTTGCAGGAACCGGAACCCGTTGGCATCCTTGCCAAGCGGTTCAACCTTTTTCGGTTGGAAGCCAACCGACACCGCGCGCAAGATGCCTTGCCGCACCAACGCGCGCACCATGTTAACGATCGGGGTATCCGGGTCGCGTTCCGCGAGCTCAAGCCGGCCAACCAAGCGGCCATCCTTCACGCGCACATCGCGCCAAGTGCCAATCACCGAATTGCGTTCATGGTTGAAAAGCGCGATCGGGTTGCGATCGGTGGCAAAGTTTTTCAAATCCCATCCGGCTTGATCGATCACATCGCCGCACCGATCAACCGACGCATCGGACATGACGAATTCAAGCGGATCACCACCGGGCGGTGGCGCCGCACGTTCATGGTATTTCATGGCTTGATTTCCGCTTAGGCTACTAGGCTGGCCACTTCCACGGTTGGTTCCGTGCTTGCCTTCATCGCGCCAACCGCCATCAAAGCGGCCACCGCAACGTCAATCCGGCCAAACGCTTTGGCCTTGTCCAACTTCCGATTGTTTTGCGCATCGCGCGTCACCGCGGCGTTGGCGAAACACCACCGCAACAACGGTTGGCCGCCGTGCCGGATTTTGCCGGCCAACACCAACGCTTCAAACGCTTCAATGCAAGGCGTCATGCCTTGGAACGATTGCCGCATTTCCTGCATTGGCGCCGCGACACCAAACCGCGCCAACGATTGCCGGAAAATTTCGATGCGCCACCGATCGAAATTGATGCGGACAACGTTCATGGTTTCCATGATGTTGCCGATGGTTTGCGCGCACCAATCGTAATCGATGGTGGAACCCGGCACCGCGGTAATCTGATTTTCCTTGATCCAAACATCATAGGGCGCCCGATCGCGGACCATGTGTTGCGCGATTTGGTCCGCCGGCATCCAGGCGAACGGCATCAAATGCACGTTGCCTTCGTTATCTTCCGCGGCCAAAACCAAAGCGGTTAAATCGGCGCGCGCCGATAAATCCAGGCCGCCAAACACGGGCCGGCCATCGGTGAATATTGCCGGATCGATCGGCGCCACGCCGCGTTCCCATTGTTGCGGCGTAAATAATTGGTCGCGGGAATAAAGCGCCACACGTTGGTTCAAACGCAGATTGCGGAATGCGCTTTCAAACGATGGCATCCGCTTGGCGCGTTCGGCTTCGGCAAATATGTCGCTTTCGTCTAGGAAAATTCCCAACGCCGGGTTGACGCCGCGAATGGTGATCGGGTCAAACGGATCGGCTTCCGGTGGCGCCGATCGCAATTGCAAAATGATCGATTTATCGGCGCCGGTTTTGGCGTCATCAATGATTTGGCTTAGCGGGTGGTCATCATCGGATGCTTGGGTTGAAATCACCACGCCAAGCGAATGTTTCCGCTTGCCCATGCCGGTTTGCAGATTGTCGAACATTTCCCGATCGGCGGCTTGGGCCATTTCATCGAACGCCCAAAACGTTGGCGACAAGCCATGCGCGCGGTGCGCTTCCGCCGTCAAAGCCGCATAGGTTGAACCGATACCATCGCCGGCCCGCACTTCAATCCGCTTGTGCCATCGCGTGATATTCACGCGCACCGCAAATTCCGGAATTGCCAAAATGGTGGCTTCCATTTCGCGGAAAATAATTCCGGCCTGTTCCAAATCTTTCGCGGCGGAATAACATTCGCCGCGCGGTTCGGCTTCCGGACCAAGCAAATGGCAAAGCGTCAAGCCGGCAATCAATCCGGTTTTGCCGTTGCCGCGCGGTTGACTGTAAATCGCCAGCCGGATTTTTTCGGACGCGCCATAGACCGCTTGGATGAATTCCCGTTGGTCAGGCAACAAGCGAAGTTTGGTGCCGATCAATTTGCCTTTGGTGATCGGCAAAAA